ATGGAACCATTGAATTCAGACAGCATCAGGGAACAGCCGAATTTATTAAAATAGCAAATTGGATTAAATTGACACAGGCAATGGTTGAGAGGGCGGTTACCCGGAATGTTAAAGAAGGGTTAATAAATGACTGGGAAACCTTCAAGTACTTCCTCTTCCTGAATCCAAGTGCAACCAATAGAGTTTCATCTTATGACAACGAAACCAAGGAAATGTTCAAATACTTTAATAAGAGGAGAGCAGAGCTGGCGGTGGCGTAAGCCACCAAAAGCTCTAGGAAGGAGGGTAAAAGATGTATCTAAAATTAAGCAGTGGTAAAAAATTATCGGGGGATACCTGGAAAGAATTATTGACAGCACTCAGAGATGATACCTATTTTGACCAGTCCATAGGAGATTATATGACCGGAGTTGGATTGCGGATAGAAGTCCTTTATAATCAAGAAATCAGCTATCAGGATGAAGAGTCTTTCTTACGGGAACTTGAAAGACTAGGTATTATAGAGATAGGGAGTAAGTAAATGGGAAGGCCGTTAAAAGTGAAATTATTCCCTTTCCAAAGAACCGGGGTGGCATTCATTGAGCAGAAGAAAGGACGGGTGTTAATCGCAGATGAAATGGGCCTTGGAAAAACAATTCAATCTTTAGCCTGGTTGCATCTTCACCCGGAATTGCGACCGGCTATTGTTGTTTGTCCGGCTCACCTAAAATTGAACTGGGCCAAAGAAGTAAAAAAAGTGCTTCCAGGAAAGCAAAACGTACAAATTCTTTATGGAGAAAAAGGGGGCCCATCAATAACAGGAGATATCATCATTATCAACTATGATATCCTCCCAAACAAGTACGAAAAATACCGGGATAAATTAGGGAAGAAAAAAGTAAGGGAAATCAAAGATACCGGCTGGGTGGATTTCTTGATAGCCCGGAAACCTAAAGTACTTATACTTGATGAGGCCCATTATATTAAAACAAACTCAGCCCAAAGAACAAAGGCCACCAAGAAATTAGCAAAGAAAAGAGACCATGTAATAGCCATATCCGGCACCCCCATGGACCGCCCAATAGATGGTTTCAATCTATTCCAAGTAATAGATAAGAATATATTCCCGGACTTTTGGAAATATGTTCATCGGTATTGTGGGGCAAAACATAACGGGTTCGGATGGGATTACTCCGGGGCTTCAAATGAAAAAGAATTGCATAATATCCTCACAAAAACCATCATGATTCGCCGTAAAAAATCAGAAGTTTTACCAGAACTCCCGGATAAAATTTACTCATATGTCCCAATGGAATTGATTAACCGTAAAAAATATGAAAAAGCTGAAAATGATTTCATATCATACCTACGAGAGGAAAAAGGGAGAGGAGCGGTTAAAAAGGCTGTTTTGGCGGAACATCTAGTAAAAATAGAGGCTTTAAAGCAATTGGCCTTAGAAGGTAAACTCGCTCAATGTATCGAATGGATAAACGCTTTCATTGAAAAAGATAACAGTGAAGGAAAGCTCATTGTATTTACCACTCATAAAAGCACAGTAGAAACCCTGATGGATGAATTTAAAAAGATAGCAGTGAAAGTGGATGGATCATGTTCAGCAAAAGGCCGTGATCAAGCCGTACAGGCTTTCCAAGAAGATCCAAAGATAAGATTATTTATCGGAAATATACAAGCGGCAGGAACCGGCCTGACCTTGACAGCGGCAACGGCTATTGCCTTTTTAGAACTTCCCTGGACTCCGGGGGCCTTAGTACAAGCAGAGGATAGACCCCATAGAATAGGCCAAAAGAATGCAGTAAATATATATCACCTCCTGGCCGCAAACACCATAGAAGAAAAGATTGCAAAAATACTAGATAAGAAAAAGAAAACCCTTGATATTATCTTAGATGGAGAAGGGAATGTAGTACAAACCGGAGTAATATCTGAATTGATAAACAGCTTTATAAAAGTATTCAATTCTTTATAATCAAAGAGATTGATGAAAGTCAGGGAAGAGTTAAGGAGGGCTCAAATTGATAATATGGAAATGTCCTAATTGTGACCGGCAAAATACATCATTACCTTTTTCAAGGGTAAGTTATTTAGATCAAATAATATATCAATGTGTCAAATGCAATAGTAAATATGTATTGTGGCTGAGGAAAATATTTTAAACCATATTGCATTTGACTGAGTTATTATATATAATATAGATAATGAAAGAAATAAAGGGAGGTACGGGAAATGAAAGAACTCAACATCATTCGGAAGGTCGTATGGTCATATGTCAAAAGTAATCGGAATCTAGAGTATGATGAGCTTTACTCAGAGGCTTGTCTAGCCTACCTGGTAGCATCCCCTCAATATGACCCGGCAAAGAGCCAGAAAAGCACCTTTGTCTGGCGGGTGGTAAGTAATCATCTGAACAATTATATTAAAGACCTCCGAAAAAAAGAGTTCACTGAAACCTCATTAACAGAACTACAGTCCATTGAAAAAGAAGAGCTAAACCCGGAGTATATCATGTCAGCCCGTGAAGAGTGGGAAGAGTTGATAGCAAAAATGTCACCGGAAGCTCAAATGATCTATAGTATAGTAAATCATGAAGAATTCCAGGAAGCCCAGCCAAAGAAAATCAGAGGAGAGATCGTTAAAAAATTACGGAGAAAAGGCTGGAGTCATGGAGTGATCTGGTCAACATTCAAAGAAATAAAAGGGGCTCTATGTTAAGAGCCCCTTACTGAAATCGATTAATTTTGTATAATAAAAAGAAGAGGAGTACCCGTGGATATAAAACAACTTCTTCAAGATTATGGAGTGCATTATCTAACAGAAGGACATAAGCATTGCCGGGAAGGGTGGGTAAATATACCCTGCCCTTTCTGTGCCGGAAGTCCCGGGTATCACCTTGGTATCCATGAAAACGGAAATGGAACCCACTGTTGGCGTTGTGGGACTCATCCCATATCAAAGATTTTAAGTAGAGTCCTTAATTTAGCCGAACCCCAAGTATGGGCTATCCTACAAAAATATAAGATCACCCGATATAGAAAGCAAATTATTGAGCCGACCGTATCCATCTTCCCGTTGAAATTTCCAAAGCCAAACACTAAATTAACCCCACAATATAAAGAATATCTAGTTAAAAGAGGATTTGACCCGGATAAGTTAAAAAAGGAATGGGGATTAAGTCAGACCGGGCCAGTAAGCTTCCTTGATGGGATATCTTACAGTCACAGAATATTGATTCCAATTCACTGGAATAAAGAGATCGTCAGCTTTCAAGGGAGAGATATCACCGATAAAAGCAAATTGAAATATCTGGCGTGCCCAAAAAAGAGAGAGAAAATACATCATAAGGATATTGTATACGGAAAGCAGGAAGACTGGAGTGGGACTCTGATCATCGTAGAAGGAGTAACAGATGTCTGGCGGTTTGGAGTTCATGCAGTGGCCACATTTGGGATTGAGTTTAAGATGGAGCAGGTTCTCCAATTAAAAGATGCCGGGGATGAGTTTTTTATTGTTTTTGATGATGAGTCCCAAGCCCAAAGGCAGGCCAGAGAACTGATGGTGAAATTAAAAGCTTTAGGGAAAAAAGTCTATATTGAAACAGTCAAAGGTGATCCAGGGGGAATGAAACAAGACGACGCAGATCATTTTGTCAGACAATTACTTAAAAGGAGGTGAAAGTTATGAATTTGTTTGAGCGTAGAAAATTACTAGGAATATCACAGATAAACCTTGCAACAGAATTAGGTGTGTCCGTAATGACCGTTCAACTGTGGGAGAGAGGGGCAACAACTCCTTCCCCTGAAAATCAGCAACTTCTTGAAAATACCCTGCGGAGGTTGGAAGATGCCCAGGATACCAAAATCCAAGCAAGAAGGGACGGCCGGGTAAATGGAGCGGAAAAATAAACCCAAAACTAATATAGCTTTTTCCAGTGAGGAATTTGTTTTAGGAACGATAGGATCAGACCCTTACCTAGTAGTAAATAAGAGATTACTACGTCAGTTTGGCCCTGTGATAGCCCTCTTCATAAATAACCTGGTAGATAAATACCGATATTTCAATAGTCAAGGTACCCTGGATGAGCAAAATGGATTTTATCTCACTTATGAAGATCAGCAATACCAAACTGGAATAAAAGAAGGACAACTCAGAAAATGCAAAAATGAATTAATCAATATTGACATCCTAAAAACTAAAATGAAAGGAATCCCACCAAAAGAATATTATTACTTAAATTTCGAAAAATTAGCTGGAGTATTTCTTGAACAAGCTAAAGAAAAAACTGAAAAACCCCCCGATAGTGACGAACCATTAAAGGTCTGTGGTACGAACCCTTTAAGGTCTGTGGTACGAACCCTTTCTTTTATAAAGAACAAATATAATAATAACAATATATTAAATAATATGGTCGAATCCACATTACCTAATATAGTTGACCCAAAGAAAAAAGAGTTTGTTATACTTGCCAGTAAGTTAGCTGACATAGTCAAGTCAATAAAAAACATAAATATTACTCCATCCAAAATAACTAGTTGGGCCAATGAAATTAAAAAATTGTCCAACACAGATGGAGTTTCCAAACAAAGAATTGAGAAAGCTTTGGAATGGTATCAAAGTAATGCCGGTGATTTATATGTGCCAGTAATTGAGAGTGGAAGATCCCTGCGGGATAAATTCACCAAGCTCGAAGATGCTATGAAAAGATCATGCAAACCAACTTTAAATTCTGCCGGCCTTACATCCTCCCAAGATGACCCAGTTATTTATCATCCAAGAAAAATCATGCGGAATTATTTTAAAAACAAAGACCTTGCCGATTTCTTTTACCAAGGCTGTTATATTCCGGCTGAAGAGTTATTCTCTGATAATGAGACCTTGGACAAAGATAAGTTAGCAGGGTCATTAATTTACCTTTTTTCCCAAATTGATAAAATGCAAGAGGAAAAACTCACACCAGAATTGAGTGGACTTCTGCCGGGGCCGACTGACCTTGTAACTCATTACATCTCCTGGATTGGTGATAATGAATGGATCACAAATAAATCAATAGCATTATTTGATATCAACCATGTTTTGTTTGGACAATTCCGGCGGGATGAGGCTTCAAAGGATAACGCTGAGCGAGACCCATTAACAGGGCAGTCTTATATGAGAGGGTGAAATAATTGGCAAAGAGCTATTGTTATATCACTAAGAAAAATGGTGGGGTGATTATTGACTGCTCCTATGACCCTGATTTTTTAGAAGTATTAAAAGCAAATATCCCAGCTAGTGAGCAGAGATATGACCCAAGTACAAAATATTGGTGGGTATCTGAAAGATTCTCCAAACAGGCTATCCGGGATTGTAACCATTTTTTTGAAAATGTAATCGAATGCTAAAAGGAGGGAAGAAATGAAAAAATATATATATACCTGTGATAAATGCGGGAAGGATATCACTGATTTAGGAAGTGATGTAGAAATCCAAATATCTAAAGCAGATGAGTATCATGAAATCCCCCGGGTTGTAAGGGAAATTCAACTATGTTTAAAATGTTACGGTATCTTTGATAGTTGGATAAAAGCTGAAGCTATAAAAGGGGTTGAGAGGTAAATGGGTATTGTAAAGGAGAACCCTTGGGATAAAAAAGCAGAAATCATAGAAGAAATTAA